GTTATGCCAGTGCTGCCCTTAAAGGGAGCTCTTACTATACTCTTTGCGTTCGCGGATAAGGAGTATATCAGATGAAAGCAGGCGTACAGTGATCAAGCTTCAGCCCGGCAAATTCTTCTTTGACAGTCAGGCGGTGATCACTCGTGTTGACAAAACGACGCGTCGGGTGCTGGCAAAGTTTGGTTCCTATGTCAGAACGACAGCCAGGAGAAGTATTCGAAAGCGCAAGAGGCCAAGCAAGCCTGGTCATCCCCCCAGTAGTCATACTGGGTTGTTGAAGAATTTCATTTACTTTGCCTATGACCTTTACAGCTCTTCGGTTGTCATAGGCCCTGAGATATTGAGGGGGCCGGGCAAAGGAGAGGCTCCCAGTATCCTTGAGTATGGTGGGAGAGTGAGTCAGTTTACAAACACCCGTCGCAAGAAGAGGAAGTTGGGGGATGCGGCAGAAATAGCTATTGGGGGCAAAGGAGCAAGAAATGATGCAACGACGAAAATCATAACAGACTGGAAAGGGCGCAGGAAGAGAGTAACGTACACAAGGTTGAAAACAGCCGCAATGGTAGCCAAAGCAAACAGGCTTAATGAAGAACTTTATGGGCCTGACAAGTTTACCTTTGGCATTCCTGTAGCAGAGCGTCCTTACATGCGGCCAGCCTTTGAAGCAGAGAAAACAAAATTGCCTGAACTTTGGCAGGATTCTGTTAGGGTCTGAAAAGGAATAAGGAGACTGGACAATGGCTACCTATCTCATGGGTATGAACGCCAAGCTGTACTACGATGCGACAGCGGCAAACCCCCTCTCGGGGATGACCGAGATCAGCAATGTCAAGGACCTCACACTGACGCTTGAGGCTGGGGAGGCAGATGTTTCGACTCGTGCCAACAGCGGCTGGCGGGCGACGGCCACGACGTTGAAGGCATGCACAGTGGAATGGGAGATGCAGGGGAAGACGACCGACACGGCATTCGAGGTTGTTCGGGACGCCTTCCTCAACGGGACGACACTGGAGCTGGCGGTCCTTACGGGCACCAAGGCGGTGGCAGACAGCGAAGGGCCGAAGGGCACGTTTGCCATCACGAACTTCAGCCGGGGTGAACCTCTTGAGGAGGCCATCAGTGTCAGTGTCACCGCGAAGCTGCAGGTGTTCGATGAGTGGATTGAAGATGGTGAAGAGGCCGGTAGCTAATTGAGCCGAGGCCTTCTTCTATAGTAGACTGGGATAAAACGGAGGTAATGTGATGAGAAAGTTCAAGGACACGACTGGACGGGAATGGGAGATTGTTTTAACGATTGGGTCTGCCAAGCGTGTCAAGGACCACGTTGGGGTTGATCTCCTGCAGCCCGAAGAAGGGGATCCCCCTCTGCTCACACGGTTGGGCACAGAGGAAAGGCTGCTCGCCGAGGTGATCTGCTGTCTGATGTCCAACCAATTCGAGAAGCACAATGTTGGAGAAGAAGAAGTCCTGGACGCCTTTGATGGGGCAACCATTTTGGCTGCGCAGAAAGCGTTCTACGGAGAACTGGTGGATTTTTTCCGGAGTCGGGGGAGGAAGGACAGGGCGACGGCGGTGGAAAAGCAGGAGACAGTCATCGCGCAGGCAATCGATCTGATGGACGCAAGGATCAAGGAGTACAAGGTGGATCTGACAGCGCTTGGAGATCCATCTGGACGCTCGCAGGAGTTTTAGGGATTGACCCCCGCCCGTTGACTCTCAGGGAGTTCCTGTGGATGTCAGAGGGGCGGGGGAGGTTTATGTGGTCCCAAACATCACTCCTGTGTGCTGTGATAGCCAATGCTCATAGTGGGAAGCAAGGAAGGTCATTCAAACCCAAAGACTTCAATCCCTATGAGAGCAAGCAAAGCCAAGTGATTGCAGTGGATGAGAACAACATAGGCTTGATGAAAAAGGAGTTTAAGGCATGAAAGACTTTATTGAGAAACGTATAGGGTTTGTGATCGCCACCATTCTCATTTCGGTGCTGGTGTTCTACTGCCTGGGGTGTTCTGGTATCTTCGAAGGGACTGAGACTGCTCAGTTTGTCGAGGAGCTACGGGGCACTGACCTCACCGGGGTTCAAGAATTCGTAGTAGACCGTGATGCCCACCAGCTGCGCATCACTACAGCAGACGGCGAGACGAAGGCCATTACCTTGCCTGGTTTGAAGCCGGACGGTTCTGCTGGTGTTTACATCGGTGAAGCGGCGGTGAGCGAGTTGAAGGCTGTTCTTGCAGCAGAACGCTCCCCCGGTCAGGCGGCAGTAAACGTGGGTGAGAAGATTCTGCTCACCCTTCTCGGGCTGCTGCCGGGCCTTATCATTGCGCGCAAGCGGACTACGATCGCTGAAGTGTTGACCAAGGCGATCCACGAGAACGTCACGCGCGGCGACGCCAATGGCGTCCTGGTCGCTGATGTCAAGCGCGAAGCAGAAAAGGCTGGTGTTGAGAGTGGTGTCCTCGGTTTGAATAAGATCGTCGAACGTCAAGGCACGAAGATTTCGGTCCGGGAAGGGGATCTCTTGCGGAATGGGAGCAAGGGCACGGTGGTATAAGCTCTGCCGCCGAGCCTCCTCGACGTACAGAGGAGTTTGGAGAAGATAGGTGTCTTGCTACCCTTCGGGACCAGAACTCTCAGCAGAAGGAAACCCAGTGCCCTGCCCACCTCCCATCAGTGACTCCGCTGCCCCAGTCCGGGTAGGGCGCTGGTTTCCGATACTGGAGAATAGATAAATGGCTGGTAATCTGAAAGCGATACGAGCAGGCAGAGCCTTTGTTGAGCTCTTCGTGGACAATAACCAGCTTGTCAAAGGCTTGAGGCTGGCAGAGAAGCACCTCAAAGACTTCGGGAACAGGCTGCACAGTGTAGGGCGAAGGGTAGCCATGGTGGGGGCTGCTATGATGGCACCATTCGCTGCTGGTGTCAAAGAGTACGCTCAGTTCCAGCAGCGGATGGCAAACGTGTCCACGATGCTCACTGAGCCTCAGCAGCATATGGCGAAGTACAGCAAGGCAGTCCGTGCCATGTCTGTGGAGATCGGGGAGTCCACTGAGACGTTGTCAATGGGCCTCTACCAAATCCTCTCCGCTTCCGTTGCCCCGAGCAAGGCTTTGTACGTATTGGGCGCCGCAGCCAAGTCAGCGCGGGCGGGTCTTTCCGATACAGAGGCGGCAGCAAACGTGCTGACAACGATTCTCAATGCCTACAAGATGGACGCGATGGAGGCAATGCGTGCATCAGACGTCTTGTTTATGACCATCAAGCGAGGTAAGACAACATTCAGAGAACTCGCGCCCTCAATTGGTATGACGATCTCCGCTGCGGCTGTGGCGGGTGTTCCGCTTGAGGAGTTGGGTGCTGTTCTTGCCCTCCTCACACGAAACGGCATTATGACACGCCGTGCTGTTATTGCTGTCAATGCGGCAATGATGACCTTTATGAAGCCCACAAAGGATTCTGCTGATTTTGCCAGACAGTTGGGGTTTGAGCTGAACACAACCACACTGAAGGCTGAAGGGCTTATAGGCGTACTGAAAAGGATTGCGGGGCTGAAGCCCGAGCAGGTTGCAAAGCTGTTTCCAAACATTAGAGCCCTGCGCGGTATAATCCCTGCTCTGCGCAACCTTGATGAATATGCCTCTGACCTCGAGTTGATGAAGAACTCGGCGGGGGCAACAGAAATAGCATTCCGCAAGATGTCGGACACAATGATGTTCCAACTTGACCGGTCAAGAATGCTGCTGAAGGACATAGCGGTTTCTGTGGGTAAATCTCTTGCTCCTATGGTAGAGGGGCTTATTGATAAGTTTCAAGAGTGGGGGAAATACCTCAGGGGTGTGGTAGAGAAGAATAAAGGGCTGGTTGTTTCGCTTGCCAAGCTCTCTGCCATTGCGTTTGGGGTGGGGATGTCCCTCTTCGTACTCGGCACTGCTCTCATATGGACAGCAATGGTAATGGGAGCAGCGGCTACTATCATCAGCGGGTTCTTTGCAATTCTAACAGGGATTGGGGGAGTGTTGGTGGGGATGGCCACAGTTGCCAATGCCTGGGCAATTCTCTTCCTTGCGGGTGTGTACATGGTGGCGGAGCAGATGGGGTTGGTGGGGAAGGTGGTTGATTGGCTTGGGGACAAGTGGGAAATACTCAAAGAGGACGCCCAGAAGGCAGTGAAGGGCATATCGGATGCCCTTGCCGCGGGTGAGATTGCCCTTGCGGCAAAGATCCTGTGGAAGACTTTGCAGCTTGAGTGGCGGAGGGGAATGAATGAGATTCAGCAGGAAGGTCTATATTGGTTTGCTGAGCAGGTGCAAGATGTTCTCTTTGGCGTTGAGTCCGCTTGGGCAACCACAGCACACGAAATCTGCAATATATGGAGGGGCATGACCTATACGCTCAATGCAATCTGGACGAAGTGGGCTGACAGATGGAAGGCTTCTCAGATCCATCTGTCAAGCTGGTTTGCCAAGAGAATGATTGATGTTCAGGGTGTGCTTGATGATAAGGCTGACACTGAGTTCCTCAAAGGCAGGATTGACCAGCAGGAAGGGGAGGCCTACAAAGCCCTCCTGGGGGAACGTGACAAGGCCCTCAAGGACAACGACGAGATCTATAGAGACAAGCTGAAGAAGTCCACTGAGGCCCACCAGAAGAAGATGGAAGAGATAGGGGCTGCTTCAGCAGCGGAACGCAATGCTCTTGCAATGCTGCGCAAGGCGGATGAGATGGCAGCGGAGGCCTCTCTTGACAAGGCTAAGAAGGATTGGGCAAATGCCATTGAGGAGGCGAGGAAGGCAAAGGAAAGGCAGCAGAATGCAGTGGAAGGGGATGAGGATGGAATGCCTCCAGTGCCCAAGACACCCCCCGACCCCGCTGACATCCTTGGGGGGTTGGCTTCGCAGTCGGGTGCTCAGGGCACGTTCAATGCCGCTGCTCTCTTGGGAATGCAGTCTATGAGTATAATGAACAGGATTGCAGCCGGGATTGAGCAGATTGTAAAGAACACGGAACCCCTGCTGGATATGGAAGAGATGGCCTTTGAGTAAGGACTGACACAGATGCAATATACTGTCAACGAAGTTCCTGAGAGCCGTATGATACAGACAGGTGGTAGGGCTACCTATACCCTCCACTTTGTTATATTGGGCACCCCTGAGGCGGGGGATGATGAGGAGAATTTGGACACGGGGGCTCTTGCCGCTCTGACTGCGGTTCTCAGCTCTACGGTTACTGTTGACGGGAAGACGCTGTCAAAGGTGGGCAGGAAGATTAATCCTGTGTCAGTGTGGGATGTTGATGCATTGGGAGCACCGGGTGGGACAATGATTTGGGAGGGGGAAGCAGAGTACGCTCTGTTCAGCCGTACTTTCAAATCTATCGGGGAGTCATCCTACTCCTTTGACACGGGTGGGGGCAATCAGCATATAACCCAGTCTATTTCTACTACCAATAGCTACCCTGCAGGGGCTGAAGGGGGAGGGGCGATTAACAGTGACGGGGCAACAAGGGTTGAGGGTGTCGATATCGTCGTGCCAGTCTATAATTTCAGCGAGACTCATTACCTGGCGAACGCCACGGTCGATGCTGTCGATCCTACTAATTACAAGCAGGGCCTATTCAATCTGACCGGCAAGGTAAATGCCGCGGCGTTCAAGGGCTTCGCTGCCGGCGAGGTGCTTTTCCTCGGAGCGTCCGGCTCGCAGCGCGGCACAGAGGATTGGGAGATCACATTCAAGTTTGCCGCCAGTCCAAATACGACAGGACGCACTGTTGGCTCTATCACAGGCATCGATAAGAAGGGCTGGGAATACATGTGGGTTCAATACCAGCCTTCCGCGGGGACGGGCAGGTTGCTCAGTGTCCCTGTTGCAGTGCATGTGGAGAAGGTGTATGAGGACGGTGACTTTAGCACGTTGGGGATATCATAGTGGGTGATGGTCTGAGAAAAGTACATACTGGCGAGAAGTTGAGGCTGAGTGCAGAGGCTTACAATTCCTTTGTTGATGCTGCTATTGCTCACAAACGGCAGCAGAACCTAAAGAACAATCGTTTGGAAAACCTCGGCCCCAATATGGTAGTTGTACAGAATGACACGGGGGGAGTGGTGTCGAGGTATGATGTCTTGGGTATAACGGGGGTAGTCTACACGCTCGGCACTTCATGTGAGCAGATTGTGCTCACCGTGGGGTCCCCCACTACGAAAGGGAAATTTGTCATTGCTGCACAGCCAATGGCAGTGGATGCCTTAGGCATTGCCTATTGCTCCGGCGTGTGCCAAGCGAGGCTGAACATTGCCAGTGAGGCAATGGGGTACAAACTCTGTGATATTGCATCGGGACAATCCTACCTTGAACCTTGTTGGGATGGGTCCGCGGCAATACTCTACCAGCCAACAGGCACAGGGCTCAAGTGGTGTGTCATTAGATTCAGCAAACCGCCGGGGGGAAGTGAGATTATGCGTGCGAAGGCGACGGCGGCTGCGGCTGCGAGCACGACGATTGCTGCGGTGTTGCTCACGCCCGGCGGCGGGGACGGCACAGCAATTTCGGTGACCAATTTGAATGGAGGCGATTGGGATGACCTGTTTCCGCTGTTGGCGATCAATGATGTGTTTGCCGTTGTGCAGATCAATAACGTGTGGTATGGAATCGGTTTCGCCTATGTGGGGGCTTGCGCGTGAGCACGACGATCACTGGTTGCATTCGGCAGACCGACGGTAAACTGACGTTCACCGATACGGCATGTGAGGTAACGCTGCCGGCGTGCTTGGGGGCGGTCGGGCAATTGCTGGTTTATCACGAGGACTGCGATGGCGTGGGTGAAAGCGACGGCTGGTTCGAGGTGTGCATCGGCAGCGGTGGCGTGCTGCAAATCACGGTGCCGGATTGCTGCGGCGGTGAATGGTTGCCTTTTGCAGGAGGAAGGACTAACTGGGTTTGTGCTCTTCTCAACTGGGGCGGAACGCTGGTTGCGGGAGGATACTTCTCCTATCGAATAGCTTATTGGACAGGTTCAACATGGGCGCATTTCGCAGGAGGAATGGATGACGCTGTCTGGGCTCTCGCTGATCGGGGTGGGACGCTGGTTGCTGGGGGCGATTTCACAACGGCTGACGGCAACTCGGCCTCTCGAATAGCTTATTGGACAGGTTCAACATGGGCGCCGTTCGGAGCAGGAATGAATGGCGATGTCAGAGCTCTCGTTGATTGGGGCGGAACGCTGGTTGCTGGGGGATACTTCTGGACGGCTGACGGCAACTCGGCCTCTCGAATAGCTTATTGGACAGGTTCAACATGGGCACCTTTTGCAGGGGGAATGAATGGTGCGGTTCGTGCTCTTGTCAACTGGGGTGGTACGTTAGTTGCTGCAGGTGATTTTACGACTGCTGACGGCAACTCTGCGAATCGGATAGCTTATTGGACGGGTTCAACGTGGGCACCTTTTGCAGGAGGAATGAATGATACTGTCTATGCTCTCGCCAACTGGGGCGGGATTTTAGTTGCTGGAGGATTCTTCTCGACGGCTGACGGCAACTCGGCCTCTCGAATAGCTTATTGGACAGGTTCAACATGGGCGCCGTTCGGAGCAGGAATGAATTCCACTATCGAAGCTCTCGTTGATTGGGGCGGAACGCTGGTTGCTGGGGGCGCTTTTACTACGGCTGATGGCAACTCGGCTAACTATATTGCCCGATGGACAGGTTCAACATGGGCGCCGTTCGCAGAAGGAATGAATGACTCTGTCTGGACTCTTCTCAACTGGGATGGGACTTTAGTTGCTGGGGGTAAATTCACAACGGCTGGCGGCGACGACGCCTATCGAATAGCTTATTGGACAGGTTCGCCATAGCTGCGAATCTGTGACGGGCGGTTGTAAATGTCTGAAACGAGGTGGCGCGAACAGTGGCTCGCTCGCGGCGGCAACCGGTTTATGAAGTTCGACGACTATATTCGGCCGCGGCTGGAGCGGCGCGTGATCCATCACCAGTCGCCGGCGTGGCTGAGCGAGCGGATGGCCATCTGTGCCAAGTGTTCTCATTCTGACCCCTCCATTCCTCAAGGCTGCGACCTTCTGCGGGGCGCCTCAAAGTGTTACCGTAGGCGCCCCACAAGTATCTGCCCCGCCGACCCCCCTCATTGGGTGTGCCTGCGGTAAGCCTTCTCAGCAGAGGCTTCCTCCGTGAGCCCCAGAGCCTTGTCCCACGCCCTCTGCTTTGAGATGCCGAAGCAGGCAACGATGCCCTTTGCATGTTCGGGCTTGAGGTTTTTGGCTTTTATGGCCTCGAACTGTTTTGGGCCCATTCTGACAACGACAGTGGGCTCCCGTGTACAATCCCACATCTCACAGGCTACAGCACACGCCCTTTCTTGCTTTCTCATGGTAGGTTGTTCCCCGGTGAAAGAAATCTATGGACTGTTCGGGGGGGGGTCGGCCACAAGCCACTGCCCCATACTCACGCAATCACGTTCCATATTAGTCCAGTTCACATTTCCACTGACCCACGTATCAACTGACCTTAACATAGTAGCCTGGGCGGATTGGATCAGGACATGGCTCACGGCCCTCTTATAGTTCTCATTCAACCAATAACGTAGGAGGCTTCTTCTCCTCTTGAGCTTCTTGAGCCTCCACCACAAACGCTTGTCGTGCTGGGCTGCGATGTCTAAGTGCATCTCTTTGGCGCGACGGATCTTCCTATCAATCACGTCTAGGCGTGCATACAGTGCCTTCCTGTTACCCCTGATTATTGTGGCAGGTTTCATTTGTTCAGTTTCTCCTTTTGCTTCCTGTTGAGTGTCCCTGTAAGGATATGTACAACCAGGGCGGAGGTGCGTTTGAACCTCCTATTGCGGGAGCGGCTGATCTTCTTACGGATCTCCTTCACTCTCTTTTCGCTATATGCTCTCTTCTTCATTAGGTTCCCACCACCATTCCCCATTGCAGACTTGGAACGAACCCTCCACACAATAAGCCCCCTCGTAAATTAAGCACAGGTGTGTCGCAGAGTACTCCCCTTCCCATCCCCGGTGTAGGGAAGCCACCTTGCAGTACAGAGCATCTGCATCATCATCGTCCTCAGAATCCCTATTGGTGTAGTTCCCCTTCTCATCAATCTCCCCGTTGATGTCCGGTGAGTAGGGGTTCAGCTTCATTCTCAGGACATCGGGAATGTCATGGAAAACGAATACAGTGCCCGGGGTAAGACTCCCCAGCTCTACACACACTCTACCGTCCTTTTTCATTAGAATCTGCATCTATACTCTCCTTTACAGTCGCATTGTTCTCCGTTGCCTTGAGACCGACATGCGGCCCGATCACCAGGCACCAATTCCACAGGAACAAATTCACCGACCCCCGCCCAACTCGCGGACACCATCCACAAGTAAGCCCAACCTCCTTGTGCCCCGCCACAGTCAGCAACCTGTAAAACCCGAACCATCGAATGCTCCCCATTGGTTTACTCCTCATCATCCTTCTCGTTTCTTGTTTTCTTCATCCTCCGAATCCGCCGATCATCCTCTATCATTTCGCTTACAACCAGCACGGCCGCCGTGAGAACGCATCCAGCAGCACCCAATAGGCAGCCGATAAAAAGCACATCCATCATTCACCACCTTCCTCATTCGCTTCCCGTGCCGCCTTACAGATGTCCAGAATCTCAGGCGGCAGGCTAATGTCCGCCCGACAACAATGCACCTCGATCTCCGCCAGTGCGCCCCGCAGCTTCCGCTCCACACGCTCCTGCCGCGTCGGGCCGAGCTGGTCGTCCTCGATTGGCACGTACATCTTGCCCACCTTGCCCTCAATACGTCGTGCCGGGATGCAATCATCACACACTCCGCCACACGGGTTCAGGTCATCTATCCCGCACCCGCACTCCGCATCTGGATCACACAACCCATCGCACCCGTGCTCTTCCAACCACTGTTTCACAATCTCACGAACATTCACGATTCATCTCCTTTCTTCTCCGCGCCTCCGCGACTCCCGCATCGCTTACAAAACGTTCTCACGCTCACCACAACACCATCCAAACGTACCTCCTCTGTCACCCAGTCGTGCGGGATCGGTTCAAGGTCGCCTGGCACTGTACCGCATTCAGGGCACACCTGGCACGCCTGTGGCCCTATTGACCCAAACACCTCATAACTGCCACATAAACAACGCCATGCCTTCATCTGTTAAATCTCCTTTGACTTCTTCTCCGCGACTCCGCGACTCCGCGTGAGCACTCTTCTCTTCTTCACGTTTCAAACAGCCTGCCCTGCCTGTTCCGCCATTCATTTTCGAGCCGCTTGCGTGCGATCTCGAAATACTCCGCGTCGCGTTCAATCCCCACAAACCTGAACCCCTCGATGCTCGCCGCCTTCCCCACGTCAAGCGACTTCGGAAAGCCCGAACCATACAGCCACATAATACAATCCCGAATCTCGAAACCAGCATCCTCGATCTGCACCACGCCACGGTGATACGTCCGTGTGCCGAAGAAGCTCAGCAAATGCCCGCCAGGCTTCAGCACCCGCAAACACTCCCGCCACACTTCCACCTGCGGCACATTACAATCCCACGCCTTCCCCATGAATTTCAGCCCGTACGGCGGATCCGTCACCACCGCATCGACGCTGCCCGCCTCAAGCTCCGGCAGAATCTCCAGGCAATTCCCGCAAGCGATCCGGCAGTCCCCGATGTCAATCCAGTCCGTCATCTTTTCCTTCCTCTTACCCTTCATTTCTCACCTCTCTTCCCTGTCAATCCCGGCTTCTACTGCTGCTGCAATCAGCTCCGGCCAACTCGCCACCCAGTAGAGTCCTGTCTTAGAGCTGATTATAACAGGCTGTCCGTTGCCCACGTTGGTTGACAGGGTGTAGGTAATACCCTCTTCATCATCCACCGCCTCACCGCAGTGCTGCCTCATTATGAGAACGTTTTTGGGCAGCACCGCGCCGAAGACTTTCTGTCCCCCTTGCCCCTTGGGGGGTTCGGGGGGAGGACTGTTGGGCTTCTCGTTATGCCCGCCTTTGCTCACGTTGGCTTTTGACATCCTTTCTCTCCTGTAGATTTGCATACCCAGTCTCTTATCTCTTCTGGTGTGGTACTCTGGGGCTTGAAAGGCCCCGGATTGCCTGGAACCGTTTGGGTTTGGTTGATACCAACTCTGCCCAATCTGCCTCGTTGAGCACCCGTCTTACCTGTACCTCAGCTGACATAAGGCAGCCGAAGTAGGATCTCAGATTCGTTGCCAACTCTTTCACAGTCATTGGTCCCCCGCCCTCCTCTAAGTAGTTCCGAAGTCTGGCGACCCACTCACTCCTCCTCACCATCATCTCAGAGGGCTTCAACCTTTTCCTAGGAGGTGCCTTCCGTTCCCGTAGGCCCGCAGAGGACCACAGGATGTTGACTTTCTGTCCGCAGGTGCAGAGGTATGACGCTTCGCATATACCCCTCCACTCCTTTGGGCGGGCACAGGTGATCAATGCTCCGCAGACATCACACTCTACCTGCAGCAGCTCGTCCCCTTCTCTACTCCGCACCGCCATCGGATTCGCTCTGCGCAACGCCATCACTTTGAATCCCTTTTAGGAAGCTCTTTGCGGAGAACCACCATTTCCTTGGGGGCTGCGATGCCCAGTCTGACCTGTACAGGGCCCGCTCTCAGGATCTTCACCTCAATGTTGTCACCGATCAGAACACTCTCATCCACTCTACGTGTGAGTACCAGCATGACATTCACTCCTTGTTGTTAAACCCTCTAATCCAACTGACTCATAACACACAAATCGATGAGGCCCATCAACCCTACTATGTTCTTTGCCTCCTCTTCACTCATAGCCAGAGAACCCATAGAGATCAGAAGATCGAGCCCGACGGGACTTATGATCATATCTGACAGGAGAATGAAACCAAGCTGGGCATTGGAGGCAGAGGTTATCCTCTCGGGTGGGCTTTCCAAGCCCTTAAGCAGAATGCGGCTGAGTCGTCCCGCTGCACCTATCAGGTCTTTTGCCGATCTGACGTACTCCTCAGCACTCTCCGCGTCCATTTTTATCATCGGTGTCTCCTTACAAACCCGAGGCCCTTACAGTCAGAGCACCTGCGGGGAGGGCTGCATCTCACAGCAACCAGGGAATGCTCTGGGGCTGTCGCGGGGTATTCGTTTACCCCTTCTCCCCATAACCTCCCGCTGCCTCCGCATCGTTTGCATTTCACAAGCTGGCTCATGTTCTCTGTCCTACCATAAGACCAATAAGAATAAACCCCAGAGCCATTGTCCCCAGCGTCACCCAGTTGGTAAAGTCCATTTCTAATCTCCTGCTACAGGACATACAAAAATTCGCCCTCGACATAGAGGACATATAGAAAATCACCCTCGACTTGTCCTATCGGTCGTTCCTTTTCAAAGTACGTTTCATCTTCCGCAAGGCTCGATTCTTCACATGTAGAATCCAGGATGAGGAGCGCTCGTTGTCCTCAGCCACCTGTTTCAAAGTCTCCCCTCTCAGAACAACCCGTACAATCACTACCTTTTCTTCCTCTGTTAGGCAAGACTTGTGGAACAGGAAAAGCATCCATTCCCACTCATCCTCTTTGATGGGCTTGTCCCTATACTGTACAAGGACCTCAGTAAGGCTCGCCCCAGACTCACAGGTACAGTTCTTTATCTTGAGGGATCTTCCAGTACGGGATCCTGGGTATTGTCCTCTTGCAGCGTCTAAGATCGCCCCCTTCATACGGACAAAGAGTTGAGCCTCAACGGCTTCCGGCTCTCTGTTCAGCATCTCTATCATTCCAAGTAGGGCCGCCTGCAGAGCATCTTCTCTGCCAAAGACTGACGTATATGTTGGGTGGACTGTTCTCACCGCTCGGTTCACTAACCTTCTCCAGTTGGAAGGGATTTCCACATCAGCCATAAAGCACAGAGGCATCCCTATCTCCCCATTTTACACCTTGATAATCTTCCCTATCTTGAGCGTGTTCATATGCGTGACCATCACTAACTGCACACCAAGCTCCATTGACAGGGATTCAATGAGATTGCACAGACGTGGCAGATAATCCTCCGACAAGTTCTTGAAGGGCTCATCAAATACAAGCGCCCTCCTCAGCTCTGGGCGGCACAGCAGCAGACAGGACAGGCGCAGGGTAAACGATGCCACGTCCACAACACCCCCGCCCGCCGCTGTTAACGGATCAAGCTCAAATCCATCACGCTCGAATACCAAAGCTGCTTCTGTCCTACCCCTCTTCCTTTCGAAGTTGATCTTGAACTCGTAGGGGTCATCGAAGATAGCCTGGAGGCTGCGGTTGACTACACTGGTTATCTGCTTGTGGGCAGTCTCCTGCACAGCCGTTGCAACACCCTGTGTGAGCTCCCTTACCTTCTCCACAGTCAGCAGTGTCTTGAGCGCCTCCTTGTGGGCCTCGTGCTCTTTGCGGAAGGCTTTCCGTGCAGCTTCAAACTCCGCAAGCTTCTTGTCCACACGGCTGCGGGCGTCTTTGACTCTCTCTACTTCAGTTCTTCTTTCCACTTGTCTTCAAATCTCCTGAGGGCTTCCTCAAACTCTTCTTCTGCCTTGATCTCTTCCTCCTCCAAGTGTTCGAGCAGGCCCTCCGCCTCTTCAAGGCTCTTGCACTCGTAGTCTTTGAGCAGCCTCTTCATTGCCTCGTTCAAAGCGCCCTCTGCTCTGTGCTGCTCTTGCTTGAGCTTTTCAACTCTTTGCTTGAGCTTGGTAAGGTCACTCAGAGTCGCCATCTTCCAAAGCCTCCTGCAGTAGTCTTTGCTCTGCTTCGTTCAACCTCTTCATTGCCTTTTCCAACATTGCCCGGAAGTCCAAAGCCACATCTTGCAGACCCTTCAACTCCTGTAGGAAGGGTTGCAAGTTGGCATCCCCGGGCTTTGCCTCCTCTTCTTCAAACTCAAACTTGTCTTGTGCAGCACACCGCAGAGGCTGCCTGTCAACACGGCCGGACTCAAAGAGGATACCCACACTTGGTTGGTTCTCCCTCTCATCACTCTTCCTACGGAACAGAGCCCCGCAATTATACACCCGGCCAAAGTTGTTTTCAAACTGGAATGGGATATGGTTGTCTCCAGAGATTATGTCACTGTGGTGGAGGTCCTTGATGACATTCCCCGCATAACACTCAGGGCCCACACCTGGGAAGGGGGCAATTTTACGTCTGTGGATGAACCTGTGGACACAGGCCACCTTTGTGATGCCCTTTCTTGCCACAGGGAACTCTGCAGTGGCACCATAAGGGACGAAGTCAACAACAAGATTCTCTGTGAGCTTGTGCCGCTTGCAACCCGGGTATAGAATCCTGCCACTGAGGACCAATGTCCAAAACGAACTCCTGCCCATCTCGTCCAAATTGTGGAAGGGGATGTCGTGCTGCCCAGGGATCGCAATGACATCCTTGGGCAGCTTTCGTATGGCAAAGTTCACAAGCCAGGGAGGATTATTCCATCTATCAAACAAGTCTCCCGCTATCAACAGGGGACCACCCACAGCTCTCCTCAGCTCCT